TCTATTATTCTTATTACCCCCCCCTATTTAATATAAAACTGGGAGACTTTTACTAATCCACTTATAAGAGTGGATTAAAAAAAATCGGGGGGCTATTTTGAATTTGGGGATTCTACCCATTTAACGAAATCACCTATATCCTTTAAGTCTTTGTACTCTATTTGATATCTGCTTTGATCATAAACGAAATTATCAGTTTTGGTTCCAGCCTGTTTTAGTTCTGCAATGTTTAAGAATCTTTTTTTGGATATTATGCCAGCTATCCAGACTCGGCTAAAATCATTCATGACTCTGCTAAATATATAATAGTCTGTATCGCGATTTACTTGTTCTTCATATAGTGTGGCGCTATAATGTTTTTGGGGCTTTGAATTGCAGCCCTGAGCCTTGGAATCAATTGTATTGCCCTGAAATGTAAAATCTACTTCCCAGCTATCTGAATATTCTAAAGGGTATGCATATTTTATGGCAGATTCTGCAAGGTAGCCAGTCATTCTTTGGCGTTCATTAGTTCTATGAGTTCCGTGATTGCCAAATTTGTCAAAAAACTCTTTATTTCTTTCCTTTGCTTCTTTTAATATTTTTTCTGTTACTTTAATTTCTATCATAATTTAAAACGCCGTAATCATTTTTAATAATTGAATATTTTCTATTTTTCCTTATATTATTATTAATGGATGGATACATTTCTTATCTCCTCGATAACTACTCTACAATTTCGGACGAAATAATTATTGATTGTCAAAATGCGATAACTGCTGAGGAAGTTTCTAACTTTTTTAGTATTGCACGGGAAGGAACAAAAGTCAAGGGGAAAAGGGAGGAGATTTTCAATAAAGTAGTTCCAATTGAAAAATACGGTGAGTATCATGTTTACCAAATGAAAAATTTGCTGCCTATCATTATAAAGCCCGAAAAGGGGGATAAATACTTTGCGGCGATTTTAGATTTAGAGGGAAGTTTTAAATGGAATAAAAAAGATGATAAGATGTATCCCATTGCTGCATTTCGTAAAAAAAATATTCTAGACGATTTGTGTAATTTTTTAAGAAAAAGCTATAAGGATAATATTAATATTCAAGGCAAGGAATTGCTTTTTGTATTGGATCGGCTTAAAGATAGTCTTATTGTGCGGAAAAGAGAGGCTGAACTTATGGTTGACTGTCTTATGGAGCCAGATAACCCATATTACGCGGAGGCACTCGAAAATTACACAAAAAATAAAAAGAAATAATAAATTAAATTAATAATTTCGATATAACTGTAATAATAACTATGGCAAAGAAAAGCACTGTTAAACCTCAGGAGCCTAAAGAAGCTCCATTTGATTTTAGTAAGTATCATTTTAATATAGACCAAAAATTTAAATTAACTAAAAAGCAAAAAGAAATTTTAAAAACATGCCAAAATCCAGATACAAAAATGGTTATTTTGGATGGTCCAGCAGGAGTTTCAAAAACTTATGTTGCAATGTTAATTGCTTTAGAGAAATTAAGAGATAAAAAGGTTAATGGCATAACTGCTTTAAGATCTTCTGTAATTTCAGCTGATTCTGAGATAGGATTCTTAGCTGGTAGTATTGATGATAAGATGAAGTACTTTGCTAACCCATTTGGTCAAAAATTAAAAGAATTGCTTAAAAGTTCAGATGTAGAGGTTATTTCTAAAAAGCTTTTGGATGTTTTACCGGTTTCATTTTTACGCAGCTATTCTTTTACTGATGAATGCTTGATTCTTAGTGAATCGCAGAATGTCATGAACGAATCTCTCTTCTTGTGCGCTTCTAGGGCTGGTGAGGGGTGTTTTGTGATTATGGAGGGGGATAGCCAGCATCAAAACGATCTTGGCAAAAAAAGCGGGTTTAAAAGATTTTGTGAAGTGTTCGATGATGAAGAGTCTAGAGATAACGGAATCCATTATTTTAAATTTGGAATTGAAGATATTGTTAGAAGTGAATTTGTAAAATATTTGATTACGAAGAGAATTAAAGAAAATATATAATTTTCTCTGATACAGACAAAAACTGTAATCAAATATATGAAAATAAAATATTTTTTTATAATATTTCTGTGTTCTTGTCTCATTTCGTGTAATAGCTTTGACTTTAAAAAAAATCAAAGAGAAGTTATTATCAATAAGATAGGAGAGCAAAAATCTCTACAAATTGAGAGAGCCTCTGGCGCTATTCACGCTACGGAGACTATATTGAATAAAAGTCCAAATAAGGATATTTATACGGAAGCAGCCAAAAAAACAAATAGCCTTGCCAGCAATGCTTTGCCAAATACTAGCCTAGGGGAAGAGAAGATGTGGGAAGAAATAGCTGAGGGCTTGATTCAAGGTAACGATAGAAAATATAATAAAATTAAAAATGAGCTAATCAAATCTGAAGAAAAGGAACATAAATTGGAAAAAAAATTAGCGGATACAACAAGCGAACTATTCTTTTTGCATGAAGAAATTACAGAAGGACATCAAAAGGAAATAGAAGAATTAATGAGGGGTCAAGAGCTGAAAAAGAAGCTAATGATGTATTTTGCGGGTGCAGCTGCGTTATGTGCTATTGGCAGTGCGATTCTTGGTTATTTTTTAGGTATAAGAATTGCAATAAACGGTGCTATTGCTGCTGGATTTTTTGGTCTTGCAGCTTATTTAGTAACCCAATCTTTCTTCGCTTATATCGCCGCTGGTATGGCAGTAGTAATGTTTGCTGGAACAATATACTATGTGTGTGGACAACTAAGACCTAAAAGGGCTATAAAGAAGACTGCGGAAGTTTTAGAAAAAATGTCTAATAGTGAGGAAGGGTTTAAACGTAATGCTGCCAAATTAGTTAAGAAAGAAATTCAGAACTCTTTAGTTGGGAAAGAGGCGCAAAAGCATAAGGAATATGTCAGATCGATTAAAAAAGAATTTTAGTTGAAATTTGTAATAAATTGTATATAATACACTCTATAAGACTTTAAGAAGAAACTTTTTTTTAAAAAAAAATAAATTATGAAATATTGCATGGAATGTGGAAGTAAAATTGAATCCTCAGGTGGTAAGATGCCTAAGTTTTGTATGGAATGTGGAGAGTCTTTAGACGGAGAGTCAAAATCCACTTCTGGTCAAGGAGAAAATATTTCCGAATGTAGCTCTGTTGGGCCAGATGATATGTTTGAAATTGAAGGTTCGAGCCAAGACCCAGAATCTTCTGTATTCACCTTTGAAAAGGTGTTGGGATCTAAAGAGCATAAAACCAATTTAAATCGGCCCAAAGGTTCTAAAGATATTAAAGATTTAAAAAATCGACTGACGAGTAGAGAGTCTATAGACGCCAGCCGATAATGTCTATATCTTTTGACCAACTTGAGCCAATTATCGATTTGATATTGGAAAAAAATCGTCCTAAGTGGAAACTTGGTGCGGTTAAGCATTTTGACTTTGATGACTTAAAACAGGAAGTTAAAATTCATGTACATAACAAGCTTCATATGTGGAATCGGAAAAGACCTTTCGAGCCTTGGGTGAGCCAAGTGATCCATAATCAAATACAAAATAAAAAAAGAAATTTATGGAGAAACCATGAAAAGCCCTGTTCTGGCTGCTACTTCAACAAAGGTATGGGAAATTGTTCCTTTACTAATTCTGGTAATCAATGCTACGAATGTCCAGAATTCTCTCATTGGGAGAAGAAGAAGAAAAACGCCTATGAGCTAAAAACAGCCATTTCCGTAGAAAATGAGGGCGGCGAAATCCCCTATGGTTCCCCAGTAGAGATAGACCACGAAGCATTTTTGAGAAGATTAGATTCTATCTTAAAGAGTGACTTAGAAAAAGATTATCTTGATTTAGTAACTTATAATATATTTAAATTAACTTGGATTGAAAAATTGTCTGACAATGCGATTGCTAAAAAAATGGGTTACAAAACTAATGAGGAAAATCGAGGAGCAGGTTATAGGAGTTTAGCCAGCCACAGGAAGATTGTTCATAATAGAGCGAAAGAAATACTAGAAAAAGAAGATTACAATTTTATTTAGTTGATTATCAAATATTTAAGAAATCTTTGGTAATAAATATGAAAAACAAAAATCCAGTCGAACTAACAGAGAATCAAAAAGAATGGATACTTAAAAATGGCGAAGGCCTTGATTGGGGTATTAACGAAATTACCAAGAGTGTTTTCGGAGATAACACCAAAGATGGACGATCATTTGAGGGCAAAGCTGTAAGTACTTTTATTTTGGAGCATGTTGGCGCTAAACCAAAAGTTAGGACAGTTAATTCGGATGATTATAAAGCTTTCGAGCTAGAGCAGCATCAAATAGATTTTTTACTTTCAAACGCTAAAGATTTGACCACATACGAAATTGCTTTAAACCTATGGCCAGAATTCAAAGATAAAAATTATAAAGAAGTTGCTTTCACAAAGGAAGTGAGAAGTCTGCAAAGATATATCGATAATAATTTGGGGCACGAGTATTTTCTATCTAAAAGCAAACCTCTGCATGGACAGGGTGGATTTAAGCCTCCAAAAAATATCGAGCGATGCGTTCCATTGATATCTCAATACACGGGACTGGATATTAAGTTTAGCAAATTAAAGGATGACGAGAAGAGATCTATTGAGAAATTGTGCAAAAACCTAAGGAGGGCGTCTTTGGGAAAGACGGTCGAACAATTTAGATCTAATAACGAAAAGGAATTATTTTTAGAAAGTTTCATATCTGACACTTGGGACAAATATAATCTAACCCCCGGCGAAGTTTCTCAGTATGTTGACTTAGCTGGTGAGCGAGTGAATTTATACCAGATCAAACAATATCAGCAAGACCTACAAGAGCAGTTGGACGATGATATGCATAGTGAAGATGGTAAATTGAGGTATACTCTTATTGATGCCATTGACAAGCAGATTCAGAATCGAGATAAATGCATGAACCGCATTCAGAAGTTGCAAGATAGTTTAGAGGGATCTAGAACTAAAAGACTCGAAAAAGAGGGGGGAGACCAAGTAAATATTTTAACTCTCTGTGAGGATTTAGCTAAAGAAAAGAAACGTATGCGTTTAACTAAAATGCTCGAAAAAGAGCGTAACAAGGTTGTCAAGGTTGTAAATGAAATCGAAGACATGACAGACTATACCGCGAGACTGTATGGCGCAAGTAGGGGGGAACTTTTAAATTGAGATATTCAAACTTCAAAACTGAAAAAGAATTTAAAAAATTTTTAAGAGATAATAAACTTTTGATTAAGGATTATTTCGAAAAATTTGAGCCTCGTTACGATCTATTTACTAATGTTCAGTTAGAATTTAAAGACCGAAAGACTTATTTTAATATTGATTTTTCTGATAAAAGGCATATGGCCAAATGGTTGGGGGATCAGTATAAGGATGTGCAAAGAGATTATATCTTAAACAAGCTAAAGGTAAAGTCGAAGGAAAAGGAGTGGAAGTTTGCACCCTCGCAAGTCGAGTGCCGATCAATTAAAGAAATACCAGCGTTAAACGTCGTTAATTACTGCGAGGATGATAAGATGTGGCAAGAACTAGGTCTTACCCGAAGATATCAATACAAAAGCTTTAAAGGGCAATTTTGTGGAATAGAGGACAGTATTTTGGCAATTGATAGTCGAGAACAAAAGCCTCTTGGATTTAATACACAAACTTTAAAGAGTAAGCTGGATTTTGGAGACTATTGCTTTATAAATGAACCTTACTTTTGTAATGTTTTTATTGAGAGAAAATCTATTCAAGATTTATGGGGAACGATGTCCAAGGGTTACGATAGATTTCAGCGTGAGATTGAAAGAGCAAAAAAGCAGAATGGATATTTAGTGGTAGTAGTAGATTATGCTTTTTCAAAAGCGCAGTCCTATAATCATAATAAAAAACATTCACTAGCAACTGCTAAATTTATCTTTCATAGAATAAGAGAACTGATGCAGGAACATGATAATCTACAATTTGTATTTTCTGGCGGTAGAAAAAAAAGTGTGGAGTTATTCGAAAAAATAGGGATATTGGGTGAAAATGTTAAGACTATTGATTTACAATATTGTCTAGACATGAAGAAAATTTAATTATGGCTTTTATTGGGGGAAACTTTGCAAAAAATAAAGAAGATATTATTGAGAGAATCAAAAATATCAAGGGAGATATTACAGAAGCAGAATCTAGATTATTAGCTGCTGAAATATTTGAATCTCAGCCTGGATTTTTATATAACTTATTAACTGGAGAAGAGCTGTTTCCTTTCCAAATACTAAAATGTAAAATGTTTTCCCAGAGAGATATGTGCTTGGACATATCTGCCCGTGGTGCAGCTAAATCATTTACTGCTGCAGTTTTTTGTCTTTATTATGCAATTACTCACCCAGGAATTAAAATTCTGGTATTAGGTCCATCATTACGCCAATCTGCAATTATATTATCTTATATAATGGATATCGCTAAAAAGGAGAATGCTCATTTCCTCAGACAATTTCTATCTAAAGATGCGTATAAAAGAAAGCCAGAAAGACATTCTATCCAGATAGGAGAATCTGAAGTATTTGCGATGTCTTTAGGTGACGGCAAAAAGATTCGTGGTGCTCGTGCTCAAGTAATCATTCTTGACGAAGCCTTCGCCATTCCTAATAACATTATTGACGAAGTTATTGGTCCGATGATGGTTGTCCGTGCTAATGTTTCTGAAATTAAGAAAATACGCGAAAAAGAGAATAAGATGATTGAAACAGGGAAAATGAAAGAAGCGGATCGTCAAAAATTTGATAATAATAAACTTATAATGCTTTCATCCGCTTGTTATGAATTCGAACCTCTTTATAAGCGATTTAAAGATTATATTGAAAAAATAAATAATCCTGACTTTTTAAAAACAAAAGAACACAAAGAGTCCGAATTATCATACGGTATTGTTAATTTTGGATGGGAAGCTATCCCAGACGAACTTCTTGCAAGGGGATATATTTTAGGTGAAAAAGCTAGAATGTCCGAAGATGCTTTTAGGAGAGAGTACGAAGCTCAATTTTCTCCAGACTCCGCAGCATATTTCAAAATGTCCAAAATGATTGAATGCACCTTGCAACCTAGCGAATACCCTACAATCGAACTTAGGGGGGACGACAAAAATAAATACGCTTATATACTCGGTATTGACCCTAATTATAAAAACTCTGAAGATTCAGACCACTTCGCGATGTGCGTAATGAAGGTAGATAAGTCAAATACTAAAATCGGGTACGTAGTACACAATTATGCGGTTGCGGGACTTAATTTAGACTCAACAATGAGATACCTAATTTACCTAATTACCCATTTTAATATTGAATATATTTGCTTGGATGCTGGTGGTGGTGAATCTTTTTTAGAGGCTTGCAATAATTCATCACTATTTAAGACTCGTAATATAGAATTAAAGACTTTTGATGCGGTATTCGACAAAGGAGACAAAGAATTAAGAGAATCCAAAAAACAATATGATCCTCAAAACAACGTCAAAGTTCATATTCAAAACTTTCAATCAAAATGGATTCGGGATGCCAACGAATATCTACAAATGTGTTTTGATCATAAAAAAGTTAGATTTGCATCTATGCCTATGGATTCAGATTTTGATTCGCTCAAGAAGTGTGACATACCTATTGAAGATATAGATTTTACGACTAACATAGATTTAACTGGACTATCCGCTAACGACAAAAATAAAGAAAAGAAGCGTCAGCTTATTGAACATCAAACATTTTTAATTGATCTGACCAAGAGTGAATGTGCTAACATAAATATTACTACTACAGCCCAAGGAACTCAATCTTTCGACCTACCATCAGCATTGAGAAAGCAAACTGGCCCAGAGAAAACTCGTAAAGATAATTACTCAGCCTTACTACTCGCCAATTGGGGTCGCAAATGCTATGAGACTCTACAAGAAGTTACTGTAGATGCTGTGAATCCTTGGGACAATTATAGACCTGAGATGTTCTAATTTTATCTACATTGTCTCCAAGAATTCCTTCCAATTCTCTTTGATTAACTCTTCGTCTTCGAATTTTTCTCTTTTTTCGTGCCATTCTGGATTAATCCATCCAACCTTGGCATAATAACCTTTTCCCCTTGTATCTACATATTCATCGTTGAGTTCTAGTTTTTCACCATTGTAATAAAGATCTTGAATAAATTCTCCAAAATCTGTTTCAACAAGACTAGCAGAAAGAAGTTTTGAATCGAAATCTTCTGCTTCTAATTCCCAACTGCAAAAATCACCTTTCTCTGCACTGTGAAAAATCATTACTGGAACTGAGCCATGTTCAGAGTCAGTTATATAAGCTTCGCGGCTCATAAGGCAACTTACTGGTATGTCCTCTTCAATCTCTACCTCTTCTCCATCCTTAATTTCGTAA